TTTTATTATCTGATTTCTTTTTCTTCCTGATTGCTTGCAAGGCTCGAAAGTCATCACCAATATCACCCATATTAATTCCTTCCATCTAATTTCATACATTCACCTAATCTATATATGTAAGTTATGCCATTCACAGCATGAATGGCGCGTGGTAGTCTATGAGTCAAGATGCAACCATGTCATGCAGAGTCCGATAATCTGGAAGCCCAAATAAAAGAACCTTGCAGCAGGATACCAATCCATTATATCTAGCGACACAGCTCCACCCATTATAAACCATGCCGACAATACAATTGCCATATGAATGACAATCGCCATCAGTGCGAGCTTAAGTATCTTCATCCTTTTCTCTCCTCTCGTTTATGGTGTGTTAGTTTCTCTTTTTTATATTTTCTTAGCTTCATATTTAAGATTAGCAATTTCATCTTAATGAGGAATATTCTTAACTTAAATTCTATCCTTCCCATTCCTAGCTCCTTATTAGCTTCCCCTACTCTAACACCTAGATTTTATAAATCATTGGCAAAAACTACCAAAATTAGCTGATGCTTGTAAGTTTTGGTCAATCCTATAAAATACATGAATGGGAACCGCTGCGCCCATAAATGCAGCGTATACGTTGACCATATGAGCGGAGAAATGATATGGATTCTGGAAATATGTCTGAATTAGAAATTGAAAGCGTTCAACCTGATGAAGTTGTGGTGACTGAATCAGAGGAACTGGAAGCAACTGAGGCAACACCACAGGCCGAGGAAGCGGAAAGCACAGATCAGCCAACGGTTTATATTGAAGATGAAGGCGACCAGCAAGAAGAGCCTAAAAGCGGTGAAATGACAGAAGCCCAAATGCGGGCTGCTTGGAAAGAAGAACGCGAGAAGCGCAAGCGTAAGAATGCAGAGCTAGAAGAAGCCCAGCGAAAGCAGGCGGAACTAGAAGAGCGTTTAGAGCGCGCTGAGAAGTTAGCTTTTGAGGCTAGTGTAGGTAAGAAGCCAAACCCTTCTGATTTTATTGATGCTCAAGATTACGCAGATGCGTTGGGCCAATATGAAGAGAAGATGTCAGGTCTTAAACCAACACCTAAGCAACAAGAGCAAGCTGAGCAGCAAATACAGCTTAGTGATGATCAGGAGTTCCACGCTGATAAGAGTCGTTTAGAGTTGCGTAAGCACCTACCAGACTACGATGAAGCAGAGGCAGAAGTTGATCAGTGGTTAGAGTCCAAATTCCCTAATGGAAAAACCATTAAGGCGGGCGTAATCGCATTAACTCATGCCATGGATATTGATTACGCAAAGGCAATGTATGCTGTTAATAAGCTTCCAAAGGTAAAGGCTGAGCTTGAAGCAGCTAAAAACCAGATGGAAATCGCGGCAATTCTTAAAAAAGCAGCTAGTAAAGTTAAGGTTCGTCAACCCGCAAAGATTGAAACAAAACCAGAACCCACTCTTAGCAGTACTGGTTCGGTAAGTGCGGCGGCCCGTGAGCTTGAAAAAGCCCGTGAAGCTTATGCTAAAGATTCCAGTGTGGCGAACTTCAAGAAAGTCGCTGATGCTAAGAAAAAACTTAAAAGCTCATAAGGAATAACCAACATGGCTAATTCATTTTCTAAAGATAAAATGGCTACCCTCTTTGAGGAAACAGCTGAAACAACCTCGCTTAACTTGTCACTATCTAAGTCGCTAGATACTTACGATATGGATATGGACGCAGACAAAGGCCGCACTTCTGACTCTAACGGTGCTGATACCGTATGGATTCCACAGGAAACGCGCTTTACTGTAACTGATGGCTTTGCCTCAACTGCTGGTAATGAACAGGATATTGTTGACCGTAACATTCCTGTACGCCGCAATAAAGCTAAGCACATCTTTACCCGTATCGGCACTAAAGATCTACGCGACCCAATGCGTTTAGAGCGTGCCAAAAAAGGTATGGCCAAAGATATTGCTATTGCAGTAGATACCGCGGCTTATGAGACTATGCGCAACCGCGCAAACATGACTCTATCTCTAACTGGCGACTTCTCTTACGATGATGCTATCTTGGCTGAAAGTAAGATGCTAAACGCTGGCCTAGGTCGTTATGACAAGAAGCTATGCCTATCTATCCCGCATTACAATAAAGTGGCCAAAGACCTGCAAACTGCCTCGCGTGATGTACTGGTTAGCGATGCTCTTACTCGCGCTCAAGTTCCAAACCTTTCAACGTTTGAGACCATGCGCGCAGAGTACATTAATAACCTAGAAGCAAATGGCACTACAGGCTTAACCATTAACGGCAACCAGTCTCACACTGTTTCTACCTATGATTCGTCTAATGAATTCTATTTGGATAACCGCCAAATGACTCTAGCAATCACTGGTGCAACTGCTGTGAATATGCCTGCTGGCACTAAATTCACTATTGCGGGTGTTAATGCTCTTAACCCTGAGTCTAAAACTGACACAGGCGAGCTTCAAACATTCACAGTAGTAACCGCTGTAGATGCCGCACCTGTTATTTCGCCTGCTATTATTGTTAATGGCCCATATGCAAACTGTACGGCTCAGGCTGCCACTGGTGTTGCTGTGACTATCATCAATATTGCGAATAACGCTGCATCATTGTTCTATACCCCTGAATCAACGTTTATCGTTCCGGGGATTTTACCTGTTGCGGCTGAAGCTGGCGGCGTTAATACCTTCAACGGCGTGACTGATAATGGTATTCCAATGCGCATGACTATGTGGTGGGATCCTCATGCAGAAGCACTAAACATTAAGACTGTTATCTACTTTGATATTGCGGTTGTTCATCCTGAGCAAGTCGGCGTTATCTTAGACGTACAAGTCTAATCTTGCGGGGGGCTTAACGGCCCCCTTTTTTTAAACTATTAAGGGGTTAATATGTTACACGTATTTAAACAAGGCGGTGGCTGGAAGGATTCGGATGGTTTTGAATACACCATTAAAGCAATCAATCCATCAGACCGTGTAAAATTCCTAGAAGATGGTTGGTATACCTCATTAGAGAATGCCAAAGCTATTCAACTAGATGAATCAGATTATGGCGTAGATGGCGGTGAATATGAGCGCGATTTACGTGATAAAATCAAAGCATTAGGTGGCAAGCCTGCTGGCCGTTCCAGTATTGAGCGATTAGAACAGCAACTTGCAGACCTAGAATCAAAAGAAGGTCAGGAATAAGAATGGCAACCAAAGGCAGGATTGCAGAGCGCGCTCTGGATAGCTTAGGAATTGGCGGCAACTACGAATCTGATATGATTGTGCGCGCCATAGATAACCTAGATGAAATGATGCTTTCTTGGGAACAAGATGGCGTTATTCTTGGGTATGTTCACACAGATGAAACAGCTAGTCCTAGTGATGAATCAGGTATTCCAGATTACTCACGTCAAGCTGTCATTCTCAATCTTGCCTGCCAATTAGGCATGGTGCTCAAACTTCCAATTGATCAATCGATGATGGCGCGAGCATCTAACGCTTATAAAAACCTAATACCAATTGCACCACCTTCAATGGCTGCCAATCCTTATATGCCACTTGGCCAAGGGAATAATATTTATTATGAGCAGCCAGCTTTTCAGTCACAGGGCGACACGGTTTTAACTAACAATCAGGATACGCCTTTATTGGCTGATATTGGTGACGAAGCATGACAGGCATTAGGCTTGGCGGACTAACAACTCAAGATACAATTGATGACACCGCGTTAATCCCAATTACAAACAAAGATAAAGTTACCAGAAATATAAGTTTTTCTGATTTTAAGCTCGGACTTACCAAGGGCGGGGTATCTGGTCAGATTAACTTAGACCCTTCCACGCCTATCACTTTATTAAATATCTCAAACGACAATATTGATTTTGCTAGTATCTCAAATGGCCAGATGGTGCTTGATGTTTCTAAGTTGCCAACCAATCAGGCATTAACATCGATTAAGTATGTACGCGATAAGTCAGACCTGACGGGCGCATTAAGTAGCAGTGTTGTCTATATCATTGACGGTTCTATTGATATGGGCACAACGTCAATTACTGTCCCTGCCGGCGGTTTAAATTTAGCTGGATATTCTTTTGACGTATCAGGTCTTTATTCAAGTGCTGACAATTACACGATGTTTGTAAGCCCAGCTGGTGGTAGTGGTAACTTCTTAGGGCAGGATTACTTTATACAAGTAAATGGTGCTAACTCTAAGGTTTATGACATCATTGATTCAGACTCTACACACGCTTTCGAGTTTGAGCGGATTAATTACAATAACTGCACAAGTTTAGGGACTATCGAAAATTATAGGCAAGGGCTTGAAGGTGGCACTGGTCGATTCGGCGGCACCCCTGAATTAACACTTGCTGGCACTTGGCTTGGTGGCTATCGAATCACTACAAGCATTGTTCGCAGCCTAGATAATGCTATGACGGGTACATTATTTAAAGCTGGAACTGGCTTTCAGATGGCTAGTCGATTCTTAACCGATATTAACGCAGACCTGCCACCTGATTGCTCGCTTTGTGATTTTTCAGCCTCTAACTTTGTACTACCTTCCACTATTCAAATTCAAGGCGCGATTGTAACAGGTGCTGAAAATGTAGGCCCAACCCCAAACCTTACCGCAGGTGAATTAGAATGTGATTGGCGAAATAATGTAGGCGTAGATAATACCTATGTAGGTGGTAGCACTAAAGTAACGACAGCAACCCTAACCCCTATTGCTGCAATCAACACCTATTATGATGTACTTGGAACGTTTACAGCTTCCGAGCTGCAACACTTTGATGCACCAGCAAGCGGGCAGCTTAGGCACTTAGGTACAAACCCAATTAACTATAAAGTCAATCTATTCTTTAGCGTTGCTGGGACTGCTGGCAATCTAATTAGCTTAAAAGTAGTAAAATGGGATGACTCTGCATCAGGATTTGTTGATGTAGTAGCGCAGCAGAAGCCAGTGCTAAACCTAACAGGCGGTACAGACGTTGCGTTCTTTAATATCATTAAGAGCGTTCAATTGGATCAAAATGATTATATTAAAATCCAAGTGGCGAATAATTCAGGCGCGGCAGATGTAACAGTTCAGCTTGAATCATTCTACGAAATAACAGAGAGGTGATATTATGGCTAGCTACTCAATACCCATTCAGGATGGGACTTATGACACAGAATCAGGTGATGTAAGTCAAATAGGCCAGTTAAATACTGG